TTTATATGATTGTCCTAACATTTCAATATTAGTGTTAGAATTACTCATTGTTGCCGACATAATATCTGCAAGTCTTGCACTATCTTTTGCAGTTTTACCGAAAGCAGTTAATGCGTCAGTAACTATATCACTTGTTGTTGCTAAATCAGTATTACCTGCTGCAGCAAGATTTAATATACCAGGTAAACCTTCAAGCATATCTTGTGTTTTCCAACCTGCAAGTGCCATATAACTTAATGCGTCTGCACTTTCACTAGCACTAAATACGGTTTCTTTACCCATTTCTCTTGCTTTTGCTTCAAGTAATTTCATATCTTCGGCAGTAGCACCTGATATTGCTTGAACATTTGCCATAGATTTTTCAAATTCCATGCTTACAGCACTTATTCCTGCAATAACACCACTAGCAACTGCACTATATTTAGCAGTGCTTTTACTTACACCTTCAAGTGATTTTTGTACGTTTTTAGTTGTTTTTTGTGCTTCTTTATCATCTGCTTTAAATTTTATTAAAACTTCTGCGTTATTCATAATATCTCCTTTCTATTAAAAAAAGTAGAAGATAACTTCTACTTTCAAAGGATTAAGCAGAAGTTACTTCAGTTGCAGTACCGATTAATGAAAGTTCAAAAGACATTGATCCTTCATCTTCTGCATTTCCACCAATGTCGCTTAAACTTAAAGTAGCAACTGCTTCATAAGTAGTATATTCAAGAGTGCTTCCTGAAACATCACTTAATAAATCAAATTTAATTCCAACATTAGTGAATTGTGCAACTTCTCCACTTGAAATTAAAGTGTGAACTTTATCAAGTAAAGTTAAATCTGCACTATTATTTACATCTAGTTTTAATGTTCCACTTAATGTAACACTTCCACCTGTAACAATTTTTCTTTTTAATGCGTCACAGAATACATAAAAATCTTTTGTTTCAAGTTCAGTATCAATTTTTACTTCACTTGTAGTACAAATATTTTGATATGATTTTTGAGAAGATGTACCAGTGTTAATTGCTAGATTTTTAATAAGTTCTCTATTGTTAATAAACCAATTCATATTTAATCCTTTCTATGCAATCCTATTTATTATTACTTGTAATGTTAAGGTATAAGATACTCTCTTAATATCTTCATACATTATTGTTCTTGGATTGCTAAATTGTTTTATCATAATTTGCCATTTTTGTTCATTCCAATTAAAATATTTATTCTCTCCAATTAAATTTCCTATTTCTACACTTGTGTCTTTTGCTTCTTGTATCGAGTTGGCAAAAATATCTATTGAATAATAGTTATATAAACTAGGGTTATCAAAGAATACTATCTTTTCTCCACTTTGTTCTTGTACTACTATTACTTTTTCATTTTCTCGATTACTTGTAGAATATTCAGCTTTAACTTTATAATTGGTTAAATCGCGAATAAAATCACATAATACTAAATTTTTATTCTTAATATCAGTAGAATTCATTTTAATCCTTTCAATGCTTTATTAACTGCATTTGTTAAAATTGTTGCACCTTTTCTATTGTATACTGTGTAATACCAATGTGGTAGAGTTGATTTATTAGTCCAGTTTACTTTATCGAATTGATATACTTTACTTGCATAAGAAGTTCCTGCTCCCAACCCATATTCCTTATTATTTCCAATTATTTCTTGTGCGACTTCTTCTCTTTGTAAAGTACCAGTTCTTACTGGAAAAGCATTTAAACTTTTTGTTTCTTCTCTAGTTTCAACTGCAACATTATAAACCGTTTTATCAAGGAAATTTTTTATTTGTTCACTTGGTATTCCTTTAACAATTTCAATTTCAACATTCATTTTACTTTTATTATCTTATTAGCAATTTTATTCCAAATCCAATTATCATGTACTTCTTGAATAGTATAAGTATGATTATAAAATTTTAATTGGTCGCCTTCTCGAACATCTACGTGTGATTTTACTATAAAGTATCCTACACCTTCTGATGTTGTATCAATTCCAAATTGAACTATTTGGTCTTGATTATAAGGACAAACCTTTATTCTTTGCTCTTTCTTGTCAGTATCATCATAGTATGAGGAATAACCTCGATTACACTTGACTAGAACAGCATTTAAACCATTTGTAAGAAACATTATTCTCCAAAAGGTATATTCATACTTAAACCACTATTTATTGGATTACCGCGATATAAATAACCATTATTAGCAAGTATTCTTAAAGCAAGAGTAGAATAATCAGTTTTTAATTCACTTTTCATTGCTCCTGCTTCAAGTTTACCTTTAAAATCTATTTCAGGAATTTCATATTCTAGCATAAATCTTAATTGTTCCATACTTGCTTTTTTAATTGGTTCAGGTACATTGTTTTCGCTCCAAACTTCGCGAAAAGCAAGTCCTATTTGAGAATATATCATTTCACAAGCATTTTCTATTTGGTACTCTTGTACTTCTAGATTATACTTGTTTTCAAATTCAGTTTTTGTGAAGTATGTCATAAAGTGACACCCCTTTCACTATTAAGCAGATACTTCATCTACTAATTTAATAATAGCGTTTTGTTCTACTACTTTTGCACCAAATAAGATATTTGATTCAATTACAAAGTATCCTGGGAAACCTGGATAATTTCCATTAAAGATTTGCATTGAATCGAAGAATGAATCTCCAACTACTGCAAGTGGGTTAAATGCATAACCTTTAGCGTCTCCTAATACTGAATCATTTACTGGGAAGATTTCTACTCCGTATGCTTCAGCAACAACACCCATATCTACACCCTTAACACCAACTTCAGTTTCATATTTAATTACTGAAGTGATAGCAGAGCATAATTTTGCATATTCAGTTGCAGATAATGCTAATCTATAATCTTCATATACATTCTTGTTGAATAATACTGCTTTAATAGCATTAATTTCATTAACATAATCTTGTTGAGTTTGTGGGTCAAACTTTCTTTCATTTGTAACAGTGTCTTCTAGAACACCGAATCCATAAGTATCAATAGCTTTAGCAACTGCTTGGTCTTTTTTATCCATAGCGTCTTCAATAGTATTGATTAAGTTAGAACCTGCTACTAATACAGGAATTCTAATTGAATAGTCCATAGGTAAATCAGTTAAGTCTACCTTAATAGAACTATATCCTGCTAAACTTGGAGTTAATGCAGAAGTAATTTCTTTAGTTTGTCTTACATTAACTTGAGTATCAGTTGATTTTAGAACTTCGATCATTGGAGTTCCAGTTTGTCTAATTTCTCCTATATAATTAGGATTTAACATTTTGTAAAAAGAACTTCTATAAAGTAATGATTTATAAATTCTTTTTGCTACACCTTGTAAGTCAAGGTTAATTTGTGTGTAGTTCATAATTTCTCCTTATCTTAATAAATCTCTTATACTTGTTTTTCTTGTAACCTTAATTTCTTCTTTTGGTTTGGAAGATGTTTCAAAACTTGTTTCATTTGGTACTTCAACACTTGTTTCAGGGAAATATGTTGATTTATACTTTTCTTTAATCATACTTATTGCTTTTGCATTATCTTGTTCATCTTTGAATAAAGAATTTCTTAATGTTTCAATTTCTTCAAATTGTTCTTTCTTGAAACCTTGTGAAGTCATTTCTACTTCAAGTTTTAATTTGTTTTCATTAGAAGCAAGTTGTGTATTTCGCGCTTCTATATCAGCATAAGATTTTTGTAATTGATTATACTTATCTTCTAGTTGTGAATAATTTTTGTTAAGTTCATCAGTTACAGACTTTCTTGTGTTTTCAATTTCTTCACTTGATACATAACCTTTTCTAATGTCTTTTTCCAACTTTTCGAAGTTAATATCTTCATTGGATAGTTGGATATCCTTGTTTGTTAGATACTTGTTAATATCCATACATTTCTCCTTCTATTTTGTCGACTATTTAGAAGTGCATTGGTGTTAATAACACCGAGTAGGCAACTATAAAGAGTATGAAATAATTACCTACTCGCTATCATTAACGGTAGCGATATATTGCAGTGACTTGTTTTTGTTTTTCTTCACTGTCTAATTTATTCTTTAATTCTCTTATTTGAGAATTTATTTTATTTCTTTGTTGGTTAAGTTTATCTACTTGGTCTTGATTTCCTAGTCCTTTTTGGATTCTTATATCAGTAAGCAATTCTTCTTTTTTTAATGTTAGTCCATTTACTTTTTGTCTTATGTTATATTCTTCTTCAACTTGTGCCATATTTAATCTTGGTGTAGGTTGATTTTGATAAAATGTCAACACACATTTACAATTAGGGTGTAGAATGTCTCCTTCTACTTCATCTGCTTCTCCTAATGTTTCAATAGCTTCTTCTCTAGTAAATATTCTACCTTGATAACTTGCACATATAGGGCAACAAAAATTGTGAGCAGGTATATAAAATAGTTGGTCTTCTTCTCCGTCATTTAATGTTTGAATCCAACCATTTCTTGTAAGTGTTGTATTATATACCATTGAATTATATGTACTTGGTTTTACATTTCTTACAAGTTTACCTTGTGAATAATAACCTTTAGTATCATTTGTATATTTTGGAACTAACTTCTTTAAATACTCTTGTTTATTACTTTTTAACAATGGACTATTAAATCTTAATGTATATTCCTTAACCTTTTTTTCAAGAAAAGATTTATTTGTTTCATTTATTATTGATGTTACTCCTAGACCTGCTAGAGTAACTTTTGATAAATCTAGTTTGCTATTAGTGTTTTCTTGATGTACTTGTTCTCTAAATTTAGTTATTTCTTCTTTTATATATTTTGAATTATCTTTTCCCCATACTTTGATTAACTCTTGTTCGAATTCTTCTGGAGATATTCCTTTATCTAAATACTCAAAGAACTTTTCTTTTGATTTATTTTGTTTTTTTGTATAATACATATTTAATGCAAATACACTAATAGCAATAAAACTAGAATTCTTCATAATTTATCTTTAAATCTTCTCTTTCTTTATTATGTAAATTAACTACATCTTCCTTTTTAACATGAGTATCAATTAGTTTATTTACTATTGGTAATGCAATCTCAAGTCTTGTATCATAAGGTATATCTACAACACTTTGTACTGCCTTTAATGTCTTAATTCTTTTATCATCATCAAGTTTTTCATTGTTTCCATAATCCCATATAATATCAGTTGGAATCTTATTTGTTGTGATT